AACTCAAGGGGGTGGCTTATGATAAGTACCAGGAGTACGAACCCGACCTGGTGTTGGTCGAGGCGCAGGCTTCGGGCATGCCGCTGACGCAGGAACTGCGCAACATGGGGATCCCTGTTTCTAATTATCGGCCGTCGCGCGGCAACGATAAAGTTACGCGTGTGCATGCGGTTAGCCCGGTGTTTGAATCGGCGATGGTGTGGGCGCCCGATGCGTATTTTGCCGAGGAAGTGATCGAGGAGTGTGCCGCCTTTCCCTTCGGCGAACACGACGATTACGTTGACTCGATGACGCAGGCTATATTAAGATTTAGACAGGGCAGTTTTGTTCGGCTATACTCGGACGAGGAAGATGAACAACCGTTGCCCAAACAACGCATTTATTACTAGGAGATTAGTTTAATGGCTAAAGCGAAAGCGCTACTTCAAAAGAAAGCTACGGGCGGTGTCGTCCGCAAACAGGCGGGCGGATTCGTCCAGAGAAGAAATCAACGGAGACAAGGATAATGGCTAAAGATCCAAAAACTGAAGAACAAAAGGCAGCCCAGACGAAACCGAAAACGCGTACTCCCTATAGAGGCTCCGATCGTTATTATGAAGACGTCTTGGAAAAACAAAAAAAAACCAGACCCGGTTATCCCGACTTTCAGCGCTACCAGGAAATATTGAATAAGCGCCCCAAAGCGGGACTCAAAGCAGCACCAGCTAAAACTGCGTCCGGCTTCGGCGCGGCGTTCAGGAAAGCACGCAACGATTATTTGAATGATCGCTCCAAGGCGAAGACCTTTGAGTGGAAGGGCAACGAGTATCACGTCCGCATCAAGGACGAAACACCGACGATGTTGGAAACGCAGCGCAAGAAGACACTGAGCGGTGCCTTCAGTAAGACCGGCGTTAAAAAACCCGTTAGAAAAAGAAGGGTGGCACGCTTAAAGAAACGTCAAGCCAAAGCCACCACCAAAGGCAAAACGCAAAGAGCTGCTAAGTTGAAGAAACGTATCAGTCGTTTAGAAAAGAAAGCCGTTGGCGGTTTCGCGACCAATGATTTGGGACTGCGCAACCGTCCCGAAAAGAGAGCGGCACGTGCTTTAACCCCAGCGGAAAGGCAAAGTGGTGCTTTGAGTAATTTTATGGCCAGACCAAAAGCCGTGGGTCGACCCTATCTAGCTACTAATACGGATGAACCCACTAATGTGCGACAAAGACCCGGTGGTATGAAGAAGGGCGGTACGCCCAAAAAACAAGGTTACAGTGCCAAATTGGACGAATCCCTCGGGGTGCGTCATCCTGGCAAGAAGACCCAAAGTCTTAAATCCAGACGTGACGAAAGCAAGGGCGCCGAGAAGGCTGCAGGCAAAAGAGCTTACGCCGCCGTTAAGACCATGGACAAGGGTACACGCAAGGCTAAACCCCGTGGGGTTGGAGTGGCCAAACGCGGTTATGGCAAAGCCCTTAGTTAAGACCGTATATGCTCCAGTGACGCAATGGCGTAACTGGATAAGTGCTTATTATTTTAGGAAGTGCAATGGTATCGGATGTAGACAAAGCGATTTATCCCAACGAGGCGGATGAGCTAGGCGTCGAGAATCTCGACAAGCAAATTGAAATCGGTATTCCCGATGAAGAGATCTTTGGCGAAGGCGAAGTTGACATCGAAGAAATGGAGGACGGTTCCGTTCTCGTCGGACCCACACCTCCCGTATTACAAGAAGGCGAATTTTATCAGAATTTAGCCGAGGAACTGGAAGATCAGGAACTCGCTAAGATTCTCAATACCTGTCTCGGCGACGTGCAGGGCGACAAGTCCTCGCGCAAGGAGTGGGAACAACAGTATCGCGACGGTCTGGAATTTTTGGGCATGCGCTACGAAGAACGCACGCAACCGTTTGCTGGCGCCTCCGGCGTTACCCATCCGCTGTTGGCGGAATCGGTGACGCAGTTTCAGGCGCAGGCTTACAAGGAATTGCTGCCGTCCAACGGTCCCGTGAGAACACAGATTATCGGCGCTAAAACCCCGGATTCGGAACAGCAGGCCAGTCGGGTTAAGGAATACATGAATTACCAGATCACCCAGGTGATGCAGGAGTACGATCCCGAAACCGATCAGTTGCTGTTTTATCTGCCCTTGTCGGGAAGTGCTTTCCGCAAGGTTTATTACGATCAGAATTTAGGCCGTGCGGTCTCCCAGTTCATTCCGTCGGAAGATCTGGTAGTACCTTACGGCACCACCGACCTGCAAAGTGCTATCCGCATTACGCACATGCTGGAAATGTCCATCAACGACGTGCGCAAATTACAACAGAATGGTTTTTATCGCGACGTGCCACTCACTGAGATGCGCGGCGGTAGCGATTACGAGGCCAACGACATCCAGGAAGAAATCGATCGCCTTCAGGGCGAAGAACCTTCCTACTCCTCGACCGGAGAATGTCGTATTTATGAAATTCACACCGACTTAAATCTTCAGGGTTACGAGGACGTCGATGCAGAAGGTAATGAAACCGGGATTAAGCTACCCTACATCATCACTCTCTCTCCTCGAAATAATGCAATACTATCGATTCGACGTAATTGGCGCCCTGAAGACCCTCTCAAACAAAAGATACAGTATTTCGTGCATTACAAATTTCTGCCTGGACTCGGCTTTTACGGTTTCGGCTTGACGCACATGATCGGCAGTCTGTCGCGTTCGGCCACTTCCATATTGCGTCAGCTTATTGACGCGGGGACGCTGGCCAACCTACCCGCCGGCTTCAAAGCCCGTGGCATTCGTATCCGCAACGACGACCAGCCATTGCAACCCGGTGAGTTCCGTGACATGGACGCGCCCGGCGGTTCTTTACGCGACGCCTTTGTGTCGTTGCCGTTCAAGGAACCGAGTGCAACCTTACTGAATCTGCTCGCCATCCTCGTCGATGCGGGCAGACGTTTTGCCTCGATTGCCGATTTACAGGTCGGCCAAGGCAACCAGGAAGCGCCGGTTGGTACAACAGTTGCTTTATTAGAGCGCGGTACCCAGGTGATGTCTGCTATACATAAACGACTGCATTACGCACAAAAACTAGAATTTAATTTACTGGCCAAGATTTTCGCGGAAGCTCTGCCTCCTATGTACCCTTACTTGACGGCAAATGGCGATCAAACCATCAAACAAGCTGATTTCGACGCCCGCGTTGACATCGTTCCCGTCTCTGATCCCAACATTTTTTCCATGAGTCAACGCATTGCGTTGGCACAAGAATTGATGCAGATGGTGCAGAGCAACCCCGAGATTCACGGACCGCAAGGTATTCAGGAATCTTATCGGCGCATGTATATGGCGATGAATGTCGAGAACATCGACGCCATTTTGCCACCGCCGCCGGTGCCGCAACCACAGGATCCCGCCGCTGAAAACGGCGGTCTTATATTGCAGCAGCCCGCGCAGGCATTTCCGCAACAGGATCAGGACGCTCACATCACTTCCCACTTGTCGCTGTATAACACGGCGCAGGCGCAGATGAATCCGCCGGTGTTGAGCCTCATTCAAGCCCACATTTACCAACATATCTCATTTAAGGCAGCACAGATGGTCGATATGGAAAACCAACAGAATCCTCAAATGATGCAAATGCAGCAACAGGCCATGCAAAATCCAGAACTGCAACAGCAATTGATGGCCCAGGTGGCCACCCGCGTGGCCCAGGTCATCGCCGAATTGATGGCGCAGCTGAATGTCAACTTTGCCCCGCCCGACCCTGAAGATCCATTGGTGGATCTACGCCGCGAAGAGATTGCGGTGAAGTCAGCCGACGTGCAGCGTAAGTCCAGGGAGTTTGAAGAAAAACAAAAATACGATATGGTGGACATGCAACAACGCGACGAGATTGCCCGCGAACGTCTGGACGTGATGGAAGACATCGCCGAAATGCGTAACGAAACTGCGCAGGATCGTCTCGATCAGCAAGAAGAATTTAAAAAAATGGATATAGAAAAGGAGGAAGGTAAATGAGTTCGGTAAGAGAAAAACGGAGTGCGGTGGCGAAAGCCCAAATGCAGGCAATTAAAAAAGTCGAAGCCGACGTGGCCAAAGGCATCGTCGCAGCGGTTGAGCCGGTGGTTGAAGTAAAGACGGAAACGCCTAAAAAACGTGGTCGTCCGAAGGGTTCGACAGTAAAAAAAGCAGCTGCAAAGAAAGCCCCCGCCAAGAAAAAAACAGCTGCCAAAAAAAGTGCCGCTAAAAAAGGGTAGTTCGCAGAAGGTAATTTCTGCTAACATTAGGCAATTAATTCGTGAAGGCTATGGAAAAAAGCAGGCAACTGCGATAGCCTATAGCGAGGCAAGACGATCAACTCGGAGTAAAAGCAATGCAAAAAGACCCAAAAGTACAAAAAGGAAAGTTCAAAGTAAAAAAACAAGGAACGGTAAAGTACGCCGCCATAAAAGATCTGGGTAAGATCGGCGGACCCAAGCCCGGCATGGGCAAAGGCAAGAGTAGGGGTGGCGGAGCTGCCATCCGCGGTACCGATTTTGAAGGCATTTTTTAAATGGCAATCACTCATCTGCCCATCCGCATGCAACTCGGCGGTTTCCCCATGTTCCCTCCAGGAATGGGTCCCCGCATGGGCATGCCTCGAGGTGGTATGGGGCAAGTACGCCGCCCCCCTCCCCCCAGAGATGGGGACGAAGGCGGTCGTCGTGCGCCAACACCTTTTTCTTTAGAAGATTTATCCCCGCGTCGTTTTCAAGCACCACGAGCGCCTAATTTATTTGTAGGCGGGCCATCTGTTTATAATCCCTTTCAGAGCTTTCCGAGTTTCGGAGGCTATGGCGGTGATCTCCCCCCAGTTCCGCGTTATGGCGGACGCACGGGTGGTCCGTTTGGTCCACAGCAGCCACCAGAGGTTTATCCCATGGGTGGTGGCATGCCTGGCTTTGGCCGTGGCGCCGATCCCTTCCGTGGCCGACCACCGCCCAGAAGGCAACCGCAACCTCCTCAACTTGACATTGACGAGGATGCCATGCGTAACTTTTTTCAAGAATTGATGGGACCCCGCGATACCAGTGAAATGACGGGTTTGCAGGATCGTATTAAAGAACTCGAAAGCCAGATAGCTGGTTTTCAAAAACCCACCGAGGCCAGCGCTACAGAAACATTAACGACGCCTACGGAAACGGTCACGGCCAGCGTGGATGAAGCCATTATGCCACCAGCTTTCGATCCTAGTGCCTTACAAGAACGGTTACGTGCGTTGGAAGCACGCGAACCCACGCCTAGTGTCGACGCTAGTGCCTTGCAAGCTTTTGATCCTAGTGCCTTACAAGAACGTTTGCGAGCCT